AGTTTGACCATGATGAACTCCTTTTGTTTCTGGTACGCCGAAAGCCCCGCATAAGCGAGGCCCAAGGGTTGACCGGCTGTTACCGGTCGTCGATGGATACGTTCACTGGTCGGCCCTTCTTGTGCTCAATGTAGAGCGACCAAAGCCCACCGGTCAAATTGTGATAGCACTCACCTTGGTTGTAGCTGAATGGCTTGCTCAGGATCTTACGCTTGCGAAGGATTACTGAACGACCTAGGATTTTTGAACGTGTGATGTTTTCCATGATGATGCCCTCCTTGGGCTTTTGTTTGCCTTGGCTTGATTGCCTTGGCTTGAGTTCATAATGCCACAACGAGACTTGAGTGCAACATTTATTTTGTGTGAATATTTACATTAATTATTTCTTGCTCTTTTGTTGGTCTTGTGTTACTCGCATGCGCACACGTTATGAAAGGCCTAAAGGGACCAACATAAGTCCTCACACTTGTCAACCCCCAAAGTGTAAAAACTCGAATAAACTTTAGTTGGTCTTATGGTATACCCCAAGGTTAAAACCCCTTGAGCGGCTTCTCAGGGCGTCTCAGGGCCATGTGGATAAACCTGTGGATAACTTTGGTTGACCCTGTGAACAACCTGTGGATAACCTGTGCGTAACTTTATCCACAACCCTAGAGTTATCCACAGGATAAACACAAGTTGTCCACAACCTGTGCATAACCTGTGGATAACTTGGGCCGGGGGAGGGCTTATGTTGGTAATTATTTTTACTGTTGCCACTCAGGCACAAAATAAGTTAAAATTAGAAAAATTAAGTAAAAATAAAAGCAGTATAACCTATTGTTTTTACTCAGGTTTCAATAGTCCCTGGAATTACCTCTAAAATAGCTTGACTTTTGTGAAGACTTGTGTTATACTATAGTCATATTAAGGGATAATTTATGTTATGACCGACGTTGTTAAAAAAAGAGGTCGTGGCAGACCCCGGAAGTCCGAAGTCGCTGCTGTAAAGCCCGGTAACAAGGGTGTAGTAGGCCGACCAAAGGGTGACGCAGCGATAATTAACGAGTACAAAGCTCGTATGCTGGCTAGTCCAAAGTCACGTAAGGTCCTAGAGACTATTTTTGATGCTGCTTTAGACCATGACCATAAGAATCAGGCTGCTGCTTGGAAACTTGTGATGGACCGTATACTACCAGTGGGTGCCTTTGAGAAGGACGTAGTAAAAGACGCTGGTCGTAACGCTATACAGATCAACATAAGTGGCGTAGGTACTGCAGAGGTACTAACACCAGAGATAATCGAAGGAGAAGTAGTAGAAGATGACTCTTAAGCACTTTACTAGAGAAGAATTCGATTGTCAGGTTACTGGCACTAACAATATGGAACAAGAGTTCCTAGAGAAGTTAGACCAATTGCGGGGCGCATGTGGCTTCCCCTTTGAGGTAACGTCAGGTTACCGTCATCCAACTCAGCACCCCATCGAAAGAAAAAAAGCGGTGCCGGGAACACATGCCCAAGGGATAGCAGCGGACATAAAAATAACAAACGCTGCCCACCGCTACACTATTGTGGCTAATGCTTTGAACCTTGGTTTTACTGGCATAGGTATTGACGATGGTTTTGTACATGTGGACACTAGGGGTACTACTCCAGTGCTTTGGTTGTACTGATGCTGTACACTAAAAACAAAAACCTAACAGACACCAGTACGCAAACGATTGTTACTATTCCTAACGGTTACGTAGCACATTGGAACATGGCATTCATAGCTAATCTACATAACTCGACTAACAGTATTACGTTGTTTGTAGACAAGCCTAGCCCTACTCCAGATGTGTATATCTACAACGGTACTAACATATCCTCAAAAGAAAACCTGTTGATTGATGGTAATGCAACCTTTGTTCTACAACCGGGAGACATCATTAAAGCATCTACTAGCGGGTCAGGTAACGTAGAGGTAGTTGTTACCTTTGATTTGCTAGAAGCGCCTGTGGTGTTTAATAACTTTAATGGGTCTTAATAGTTAAACATGCTTGTAATAATTGGTGCTGACTGGTGCATGGGTTGTAAATCATTAAGAAAACAACTAATGAAAAAAGACATTGACCACCGTTATGTACAAATGCCTCCGGGCCCTGCAGGGTGGGACATGGTAGAAGCTTTAACAGGACGCAGGGCAGTACCTGCGGTGTTTCATAAGTTTGAAACATTGGCTAAAGTACGTGAAATGTTAGAAGGTGTGGATATACCAATTAGAGAATTAACTGAAGACGAGTTGGACGAACTTGACTGATCTTAATATAGAACTACTGCCTTGGCAACAAGAGGTCTGGGCAGACGACACAAGATTTAAAATAGTAGCTGCTGGGCGACGTACAGGTAAGTCTAGGTTAGCAGCGTGGATGTTAATAGTTAACGCACTTCAGGCGGACAGAGGCCATGTATTTTACGTCGCACCTACTCAGGGACAAGCCAGAGACATCATGTGGCAAACTCTTATGGAACTGGGACACCCTGTTATCTCTGGTAGCCATATTAATAATCTGCAAATTAAGCTTGTCAACGGTGCTACCATTAGCCTCAAAGGTGCCGACAGACCAGAAACAATGCGAGGTGTCAGCCTTAAGTTTCTAGTTATGGACGAGTACGCTGACATGAAGCCAGAGGTATTCGAGCAAATTCTTAGACCTGCCTTGGCGGACCAAAAGGGCTGTGCAATGTTCATTGGTACGCCAATGGGAAGGAACCACTTTTACGAACTATACAAATATGCGGACTTAGATGATGACCCTACGTACAAGGCTTGGCATTTTACATCTTACGATAATCCTTTACTTGACCCGTCAGAAATTGATATTGCAAAAAGAAGCATGTCGAGCTATGCGTTCCGTCAAGAATTTATGGCGTCGTTTGAAGCTCGTGGGTCGGAAATGTTTAAAGAGGACTGGGTCTCTTTTAGCGAAGACGAACCTGAAATAGGAGATTACTACATTGCCGTTGACTTGGCAGGATTTGAAGAAGTCAACAAGAAGAAGACTAAGAACTCCAAGCTTGACGACACAGCCATCGCAGTGGTTAAGGTCAGTGAGCATGGTTGGTATGTTGACAATATCATATACGGTAGATGGAGTCTTGACGAAACAGCAGCTAAGATATTTCAGGCCGTTAGAGATTACCGTCCCGTGTCGGTTGGAATCGAAAGAGGCATTGCTAAACAAGCTGTAATGTCTCCTTTGGCGGACTTGATGAAACGTTACGGTACGTTCTTTAGAGTAGAAGAACTAACACACGGTAACAAAAAGAAGACCGACAGAGTAATGTGGGCACTACAAGGTCGTTTCGAAAACGGCTACATTACATTAAATAAAGGCGAATGGAACAGTAGGTTTCTTGACCAGCTATTTCAGTTTCCTGATCCTTTGACGCATGACGACTTGATAGACGCTTTGGCGTATATTGACCAACTGGCAAATGTAGCGTACGACTACGACTACGAAATTGAGGACCACGAGATTTTAGACGTGGTAGCAGGATACTAATATGGCAGAATTTTACGATACGGACCCTCTGTTGATTGAAGAAACAATTGAAGACTGGGTTATAACTAAATGTGAAGACTGGAGGGATTACTACGAAAGTAATTATGAAGCAAGATTTGAAGAATATTATAGACTCTGGCGTGGTATTTGGGACCCTGCTGACAGTGAGCGTCGGTCTGAGCGTTCCCGTATTATTTCTCCTGCACTTCAACAGGCTGTTGAGTCTAATGTAGCAGAACTAGAAGAAGCTACGTTTGGGCGAGGCAAGTGGTTTGACGTAAGTGATAATTTTGGAGACACTAACAAGCAAGACGTACAGTTTCTTCGTAACAAACTTACGGAAGATTTTGAAAACTGTATGGTACGTAAAGCTGTAGCAGAGTGTTTGATTAACTCAGCAGTCTTTGGTACAGGTATTGGTGAGATCGTAATGGAGGAAATGAAAGAGATGGCTCCAGCCACTCAGCCCATTATGGACGGACAGTTACAGGCTGTAGGCGTTACGATGCAAGACCGTGTTAAAGTCAAGCTTAAGCCTGTACTACCTCAGAACTTCTTAATTGACCCTGTAGCTACGTCTGTGGAAGACGCCTTAGGTGTTGCTATTGACGAGTTCGTAAGCAGACACCATGTTGAACTTTTGCAGGAACAGGGGGTTTACCGTGATGTTTATGTAGGTTCTGCTGCTCCCGATACTGACTTAGAGCCTGACCAAGACATAACAATCTATAATGACGATAAAGTACGTCTTACAAAGTACTACGGTTTAGTGCCACGAGAGCTTCTAAATTCCGCTCTAAGCGACGATGAAGAAGATTCGGTAGAAGAAGAAAGGTCTGAATCAAAGTACGTAGAAGCTGTTGTAATAGTTGCTAACGGTGGTATATTACTTAAGGCAGAAGCTAACCCCTACATGATGCAAGACCGTCCTGTAGTAGCGTTTCCTTGGGACGTAGTGCCCGGACGTTTTTGGGGTCGTGGTGTATGCGAGAAAGGTTATAACTCTCAAAAAGCCTTGGACACAGAGCTACGTGCAAGAATTGACGCACTAAGTCTTACGATCCATCCTATGATGGCTATTGACGCAACTAGGCTACCTCGTGGTGCAAAACCTGAAGTACGCCCCGGAAAGATGATACTAACTAATGGAAACCCTAAAGAAGTACTTCAACCGTTTAACTTTGGTCAAGTGGGTCAAATCACTTTTGCTCAGGCCGGAGCACTGCAGCAAATGGTACAGCAAGCAACAGGAGCAGTGGACTCAGCAGGAATTGCGGGTCAAGTTAATGGCGAGAGTACTGCCGCTGGCATTAGTATGTCTCTTGGCGCTATTATTAAACGCCATAAGCGTACACTGATTAATTTCCAACAGTCGTTCTTGATTCCTTTTGTTAAAAAAGCAGCCTATCGGTACATGCAGTTTGATCCTGAAAACTACCCTGTTGCAGACTACAAGTTTAACGCAAGTAGTACTCTAGGGATTATTGCTCGTGAGTACGAAGTAACCCAGCTAGTACAGTTGTTGCAGACTATGGGTAAAGACTCACCACTGTACAACACACTAATTCAGTCAGTCATTGACAACATGAACTTGTCTAACCGTGAAGAACTTCTTGCGGCCTTGTCTCAAGCTTCACAGCCTAACCCACAAGCTCAACAAATGGCTCAACAAGCGCAGCAAGCTCAAGTCCAGTTCCAACAGTCTCAATCAGCACTCCTGTCGTCACAGGCGCAAGAGTCGCAAGCTAGGGCTGCTAAACTAGCTGCGGAAGCTCAGGCAGTGCCGCAAGAGCTTGAAATTGATCGTATTAACGCCATTACCAGAAACTTACGTGAAGGTGATGCAGAAGACAAAGAGTTTGAGCGTCGTATGAAGATTGCTGATACTCTCCTTAAAAACAAACAGATAGAAGGTAAAACTAATGTTGACAGACCACGAACTGAGACTCCTCCTGCAGAGGGTCAACAAGGAGTTCCAAGGAACATTCCAACTCCTAACAGACCTCCAAACCAAGGTGGACCGGTTGGAAACCAAGGTGGAGGAATTCAGTAATGCCCAAGGCCAAGGACCCAAAACTAGCACGGGCGGGCGTAAGCGGATACAACAAGCCAAAGCGAACGCCTAGCCACCCAACTAAAAAGTTTGTAGTAGTTGCTAAAGAAGGTGACAAGACTAAGACTATTCGTTTTGGTGACGCCAAGATGACTATTAAGAAAGACCAACCTGCACGGCGTAAGTCGTTTAGGGCACGTCACAAGTGTGACACTAACCCACCTAGTAAACTAACGGCACGATACTGGTCGTGTAAGAAATGGTAAGGAGATAACAATGGCAGCAGGAGCAGTAATCAGAGGCGCAGCTAAAGTAGCTGAAAAAGTTGCTAAAGGTGCTAAAAAACACGGCAAAGACCTTACAACAAAAAAGAAGCCTAACCAGAAAAAAACTGAAAAGGCTACTAAAGGTCAACGCACTTATCGTGAAGGACAGCGTAAAGCAGCAGGAGCAGGTTCAGTTGCAACTGCAGCGGGTTATGAAGCAGCCAACGTAGATTTAAAAGAAGGTGGTGGTTTACCTATTGCTGACATGAGTCAAAGTGTTGATGTACGTGGTACTGGAAAAGGTATTCGTTACTTTCAAAACGGTAAAGAAGTTAGGATGCCTAAGAAATGAAAATCCCGGCACCTAAAGGTCACCACTGGATGAAAAGCGGTAAAGGTTACAAGCTGATGAAAGACCCTGCAGACGGCTACAAGCCACATAAGGGTGCGTCTAAGTCAGCTAACTTTGAAGTCCAAAAAGTCCACAAAAAGTAAGGAGGCTAATATGCCACATTGTACAGGTAAGCGTAAGAAGAAAAAAGGTAAGAGCAAACCCAAGGGGTACTAAAGATGCCTAAGCCAAATCAAAGCCGAAAACGAACAACTAAAAAAAAGTCAAGCCCTACACCCAAGAACAAGGCACTGTACGCTAGGGTTAAGGCAGAGGCTAAACGTAAGTTTGATGTTTGGCCCAGTGCTTATGCTTCAGGTTGGTTAACTAAAGAGTATCAACGTAGAGGCGGTACTTATGCCTAAACCAAATCAGAGCCGTAAGCGGGTGACCAAAAAGAAACCTTCTGGCGGATTAACTAAATGGTTTAACGAGGAGTGGGTAGACGTAAAAACAGGCAAACCCTGTGGACGTAAGTCTGCAAAGAAAAGCAAACGTCCCTACCCCTCTTGCCGCCCTAAAGCTGTTGCAGCAAAGATGACTAAGGCTGAAAAAGAATCGTCTGCACGACGCAAGACAGGACCAAAGCGTGTAGCTCATTCTGTTACAGCTTCAGGTAAGCGTAGAAAGTCCACAAGAAATGCTTGACATTTGTTTAAAAGTGTGCTATAATAAAACTATAGTTAACAACATTAGAGAAACCAATGACACCTGAGCTTGAAACTTATTTTGACAACTACAACGAACTCTTCAATCACGAAGGTTTCAAACAACTCATGCAAGAACTTTCTACTAACGCAACTCAATTAGCAGATATACAGACTGTAAAAGACGTAGAAGATCTCTTCTTTCGTAAAGGTCAAGTAGCTGCTTTCGCTACAGTAATTAATCTACAGGGTACTATAGAAGCTGCCAGAGAGCAAGCTGAAGTAGAAGAAGAAGGCCCAGTAGATGTATAAAATCTATGACTTCCGTTGTACTAACGGACATGTCTTTGAAGAAATGGTAGAGTCAGGTACTACAACCAGTAGGTGCGGTTGTGGTGCCAACGCTACAAAAATGGTATCTGCCCCGTCTTTTCACCTTGACGGTTCTACTGGGGACTTCCCCGGTCAGCACATGAAATGGGTACGAGAACACGAAAAAGCAGGTAAAAAGAAGTCTCCACAATGATTATAATCACGGAGTTTAATTATGTCAAGAGCAACAATGATTGATCCACAACCTGAAGAGGAAAACGTGGACGCCATTGAAAACGAAGAAGAAGAGACTCAACAAGAACAAGTTGAACAACCTCAAGAAAAACTCACAGTTCCAGAGAAGTACCAGAATAAATCTCTAGAAGAAGTTGTACAGATGCACCAAGAAGCTGAAAAGCTTTTAGGCCGTCAGTCTTCTGAAGTGGGAGAACTTCGTAAAGTCGTAGACGATTACATTTCTAATCAAACTACGGCACCACCAGCACCTCAACAGCAACACGTTGAGCCTGAAGACGATATAGATTATTTTACAGACCCGCAAGGTGCTGTTAATCGTGCAATTGAGAATCACCCTAGTGTTAAAGAAGCTAGGCAGTACAACGACGAATACAAAAAACAGTCTTCGTTGTCCGTACTAAATAGTAAACATCCAGATATGCAACAGATCCTTGGTGATCCTAAGTTTGCAGAATGGATAAAATCTTCTAAGATTAGGACTCAATTGTTTGTACAAGCTGACCAACAGTATGATGCTGACGCCGCTGACGAACTCTTCTCACTCTGGAAAGAACGGAAGACAGTAACTCAGCAAACCGCCGCAGTTGAAAAACAGGCACGTAAGCAACAACTTAAGGCAGCAAGTACAGGCAACGCACGGGGCAGTGCAGAGGGATCACGTAAAAAAGTATATCGTAGGGCCGACTTAATTAAACTTATGAAAACAGACCCTGAGCGATACCAAGCCTTGTCAGGAGAAATACTGACGGCGTACGCAGAGGGTCGAGTCAAATAATCTAGGAGATTGACATGGCTACTGCAACATATCCCGGCGCAGGCGGTAATACTGCGAAAACTGAAGCGGCAACGTTTATTCCAGAAATCTGGAGTGACGAGATTATTGCTGCTTATCAAAAGAACCTGAAGATGGCTCCGCTTGTTAAAAAGCTTGCTATGTCAGGTAAGAAAGGCGACAAGCTTCACATTCCAAAGCCAACTCGTGGCGATGCAAATGCTAAGGCTGCTGACACTGCAGTTACTATCATTGCAAACACTGAGAGCGAACTGACTGTTGACATCGACCGTCACTTCGAATACTCACGTTTGATCGAAGACATCGTAGAAGTACAGGCACTTTCTAGCCTCCGTCAGTTCTATACTGAAGATGCTGGTTATGCGCTTTCAGTACAAGTTGACAAGGACCTCCACTCTTGCGGTACTGGTTTTGGTAACGGCGGTTCTGTTGTGTTCTCTGGCTCAGTAGCTCCTACTGATTACCAGCACACTGGTTGTTTCTTCAACGATGGTGGTACAACTACTCAGTACACTGACGACACTATGGTAGCGGCTGACGTGTTTACCGATGCGTTCTTCCGTGACATGATCCAGAAGCTTGATGACAACAACGTACCTATGGACGGACGTTCGCTTGTTATTCCACCTTCTGTTCGTAACACTATCATGGGTATTGACCGATACGTGTCTTCTGACTTCGTAACTGGTCAAGCAGTTAACTCTGGCCTGATCGGTAACTTGTACGGTGTAGACATCTACGTCTCAAACAACTGTGCAACTATCGAAGCAGCAGGAGACAACACTGCGTCTTCTGTCGACACCCGTGCGGCTCTTCTGTTCCACACTGACGCAATCGTCATGGCAGAGCAACAGGCTGTACGTTCACAGACCCAGTACAAGCAGGAATACCTCTCAACTCTGTACACGGCTGACTGCCTGTACGGTGTTCAGGTATATCGTCCTGAAGCTGGTTTCGTACTCGCAATCGCAGAGTAACGATCTTAGGGGGTCAGCAATGGCCCCTTTTCCTTTTCTTTTGTAGGAGCTTTTGATGGCTTTATTTCGTGGCACAGGCGGATCTGGTGATGCTAGTACAGATACTTATGCGTCTGAAGTAGCCCTAGAAGCAACTAGAGCCTCTACAAAAGCAAATGAAGCTGCAGCGTCTGCTACGTCTGCGGCTAATGCCCAAGCTGCTGCAGAGGCTGCTCAGGCTTCCGCAGAGACTGCACAGACTAATGCTGAGACCGCAGAGGTAAACGCAGAAACAGCGGAGACTAATGCAGAGACTGCAGAGAACGCTGCGGTTGCTGCTCAAGGTTCTGCAACAACAGCTAAAACTGCAGCAGAAACAGCCCAGTCAGCAGCAGAAGTAGCAAAGACAGCGGCTGAAACTGCAGAGACTAATGCAGAGACTGCAGAGACTAACGCCGCTGCTTCTGCTACTACCGCTACTACTAAAGCGTCAGAAGCATCTACGTCAGCAACCAATGCTGCCTCTAGCGCCTCCTCAGCGTCTACCTCAGCTACAAACGCAGCTACTAGTGCTACTGCAGCACAAACTGCACAAACGGCTGCAGAGGCCGCTAAAACGGCTGCTGAGGCTGCTCAGGACGCTATTGATGGTTTGTACCTTGGTGCACAGTCAAGCAACCCTACAGTAGACCTGAACGGCAACGCTGTTACTACTGGTGACTGGTACTTTAATACCGGTGACAACAGCACTAGAATTTATACTGGAAGTGCTTGGGATTCAATTAATCCTAACCTTGTTGGTGACACTAGCCCACAATTAGGCGGTAACTTAGACTTAAACAGCAACGACATTACAGGCACAGGCAACGTCAACATTACGGGCAACGTAGTGCTTACAGGAACTGTCGATGGCCGGGACGTAGCAACAGATGGCACTAAGCTAGATGGCATTGAGGCTAGTGCTACAGCAGACCAAACAGCCGCAGAGATACGCACACTGGTTGACTCCGCTACTGACTCTAACGTCTTTACGGACGCAGACCACACTAAGCTAGATGGGATTGAGGCTTCAGCAGACGTAACTGATACAGCTAACGTAACGGCGGCTGGTGCCTTGATGGACTCTGAGGTGACTAACCTTGCACAGGTTAAGGCATTTAGCTCTTCTGACTACGCTACTGCGGCACAAGGTACTAAGGCTGATACTGCACACGGCTGGGGCAACCACGCTAGTGCTGGCTATCTAACTAGCTTTACTGAAACTAATGACCTGTCTACAGCAGTAACATGGGCTAACGTACCGGACGTTAACATTACGCAGTCTTCGGTGACACAACACCAAGCGGCACTGTCGGTTACTGAGTCACAAATTAGTGACCTTCAAAGCTACATAACTGGCAACGAAACCATTACTCTGACTGGAGCTGTTACAGGCTCTGGTACAACATCCATTGCAACTACACTGTCAACGATTGACGGGGGAACTTATTAATGACCACGATTAAACTTAAGAACGGCTCTGGCGCTCCTGCGGATGGTGATCTTGTTCAAGGTGAACCCGCATTAGACCTAACTAACAAGCGCCTATATACAGAAAACGCAAGCGGCACTGTTATCGAAGTAGGTACTAATCCTACCAGTGTTACTACAGGTGACATTACAGCAACAGGCACAGCTACCTTTGCAGGTCTAACGACTACAGCAGACGTGTCTTTTGGCGACAACGACAAGGCCATCTTCGGTGCTGGCTCTGACCTACAGATTTATCATGATGGGTCTGGCAGTTACATAGATGACGTAGGCACTGGAAACCTTTTTGTTAGAGCAGACAGCTTACAGCTAAGAAGAGCTGATGGTTCGCAATTATATCTAGCCGCCAACACTGGCGCAGAGGTTGCTCTGTATCATGCAGGTAACGCCAAACTAGCCACAACCTCCACAGGCATCGACGTAACTGGCAAGGCAACTGCTGACTCTTTTGAAGTTGATGCTACTGATGACATAAGACTACGCTTCCTCAACGCCTCTACATTTAAAGGCGGGCTTCAGATTGCGACAACTGCTGGCGATATGATTAGCGGGTCTGCGGTAGATGACCTGTGTATACGTGGACAGTCCAACATTTTATTTGCTACTGGTGGAAACACAAACCGAATTAATATCGGCTCAGGCGGCGACATCAGCTTCTACGAAGACACTGGCACGACTGCAAAACTCGTGTGGAAGAGTGCTGATGAACGGCTGGGTATTGGTACTAGCAGTCCAGCTACTGCGCTTGAGGTAAATGGCACTATTGGTATTGGACGTACAGCAGGTGGCTACACCTTCAGAGAAACTGTAGGCGGCGGTGAAAGAGCCAGCTTAAAGTCAAATGCGTCTAATGAACTACTGTTTAATATTGGTGCTGCAAGTGAAGCCATGCGCGTCGACTCTAGCGGGAATGTCCAAATAAAATCAGCTGGAAAACTTCAAGCATTTAGGTCAGACAATGCAAGAAGCATTCTTGTTTATACAGATAACGACGCCTCTACGGTAGAGTCTGATACAGACCCATTAAAAATAAAGTCTGCTGATAGGATACAATTTGAAACAGGTGGCGCTAATGAACGCATGCGCCTCGATGCTAGCGGCAATCTTCTAATTGGTAAAACCGCTGTAGGCTCAACAGTAGATGGTTTTGAAGCTAGAGCATCAGGCTACACAGCACTCTCTGATACCTCTGGAGCCGCCTTAAACGTAAATCGCAACACCACTGACGGAAACATAGTAACTTTTACCAAAGACGGCACCACAGTCGGTAGTATTGGTACTGACCTAAGTCGATTATTTATTGGCTCAGACGACAGCATGATTTTCTTTGATGCTGGGTCTACTAATGCTATTTGGCCTTGGAAGTCTACAGCTACTTCTGACGGTGATGCTGACAACACTATAGACATTGGAGACTCAAACAACCGCTTTAAAAACCTTTACCTGTCAGGCCAAACACTAGGCGCAACAGGTACTGCAGGCGCACCTGCTTATGCGTTTGGCAATGATACAGATATGGGCATGTATCGGGCCTCAAATAACAACTTAGCATTCTCTACTAATGGTGGAGAACGTATGCGCATCGACGGTAGCGGCAACTTGCTGGTTGGTACTACTACAAGTCCAGCATCAGGAAACGCAAAAGCAGTTAAATATGGCGTAGGCGTTCAAGGCGGCTCGTTGTCGTCGTCTGTTGGCGCAACGGCAAATACTGTAACCGATATAATTGATACGGCTGGCGTCGTTAGCGGAACAACTGGCGCTGGTATGTATTTGGTTTCTATGGTTAGAGATGGCGCTAGTTACGGAACGCACTTTGTTGGTATTTTCGGGGTTGGCAGTTCTGTTACTTTATATGAAACACTTCAAAGTAGTGGAGTTACAGTAACAGTTAGCGGAACAGTTATTAGGGCGAGTTTCGCCAATACAGATACTTTCATGACAAACATGATTCCACTAACAATTGACAACTAATAGGAGGCTTTATGTCTTACACAGAACAACAGATAGCCGACTTTATTACGGCAAGAACACAGCGAAAGTTTCATTACGCTAAATCCTGCGACCCTTTGATGGCTCTCTACATGAGTGACGAGATTACAAAAGAAGAGTGGCAACAGAAGAAACAAGAAGTTAAAAACTCTTTGCCCTATCCAGAAGGAGTAACAGGGTCAGAGATTGAACAATACTGCAAAGACAATGGATACATAGGAGA